AACGGTATCTTCCGTGTAGGTCGATTCTTTACAGTTGACCAAGGTACTGGTACAGTTACATTCTCAGCTTCAATTGCGTTGAGTAACTTGGACGGTTTAGGATTTAAACGTGGTGTACCTATTAGTGAATTCTCAGTAGACGGCACGTTTGGCGACAATGCCACTGATACTGTGCCAACTGAAAATGCTACTAGAACTTATATTGATAAGAGATTAGGTCTAAGTCATACTGGGTCAGTTCTTACAGACGCAGAAGTTATACCGTCACTCAGCGGAGGCTTCTTAGCATTGAATGGCTTGCTAGGGATGAAAGCAAATTTAAATGTTAATGCTAATAAGATTATCAGTCTTGCTAATCCTGAGCTGCCAACTGATGCGGTAAACTTGCAAAGTTTAACCTATGACAACTTTCAAGATTTTACAGGCACAGGGGTAGCTGCTAAAGATCTAATAGTATTCACTGGCACTGGCAATCAGTCAATTAATGCTAGAATAACAGGCGATGTTAATTTAGTTCTTAATACCGGTGCTAATACACTCGACGTACAGATTAATCCAAATACCATTGTTAACGCTGACATTAACTCGAGTGCAGCAATTGCACAGAGCAAATTGGCAATGACTGCTGCAAGTACTCGTGCTAATGCTACATCAATCACACAAGCTGATTTAGGTCTAGCAAGTTTTGATTCTGCTAGATTTATAGCAACTAACGGTTGGCTGCAACTTAGAGATACAACTGTAGCTCGATTCACTGGTTATATTTCAGGGACAACATTAACAGTATTAACTATTACAGCCGGTACGATTAGAACTGGTGGCTTTGCAATATTTGGACAGCCTTCAACAACTGCGGGAACTACTATATCAGCGCAGCTGACTGGAACTACCGGTGGAGCAGGAACTTATACTGTCAGTATAAGTCAAACTGTAGGCAGCGTTGGTACTCCTGCTACATTTAGATCTTATAATACAGACGTTACTGGTGTTACAGTATCCAATCTACAAATTATTACTACACCAAAATCAGTATTAGGAAATGCTAGGGCAGCGGATGAGGGCAATGTTGCAGAAGTTCCATTCACTACAGTTGTTGATGCGGGACTGGCTATTAAGAAAAGTTTATACGGAACTGGGACCGGCATATTGTATAAAAACGTTTCAGGTGCCGGTACACAAGATTCAGATGGGTCATATACTGTATTAGAAGCTGTATCTAATTCGTTAGATGACGACACTGTCATCCTGCGAGGCGCAGGTGGAGACTTTAGAGCAGGTACGGCTACTCTTGAAGACATATGGTTACAACTAACATCCGATCCTCTTCCAATACAAACTTTATTTAGAACTAGTGCAGGTGGCGGTGGTTCAACTCGTCTAACTGGTTTTGATGGACAGGGAGGATTGCTGATTAACACTAGTGCTGTTCTTGCTGAAAATCAAACTACCTATGCTAATGATGCTCACATCTTTAGAACTAAAGATAGAAACAACCTAGCACCAATAACTACCAGTCAAGTAACTACTACCAAGTTAACTACGGGGTCTAGTACAACATCTGGAACAATTACCGGACAATGGATCTTAGCTGACACACCGGGCGGTACTACTAGAACTAATTCGAGATTGCAAGCCACATACGCTGCTGACCTAGCAGAATACTATGAGGGAGACAAAGAGTACGAAGTTGGTACTGTATTAATCTTTGGTGGCGATAAAGAAGTTACACTGTCTACTAAATTAATGGACAGCAGGGTAGCTGGTGTTGTCAGTGACAACGCTGCATATTCCATGTATGGTGCATGCCCAGGATTTAAAAATCAAATAGCATTACAGGGTCGTGTACCATGTAAGGTTGTTGGAAAAATACAAAAGGGTGATATACTAGTAACCAGTAACATTCCAGGGGTTGCAATTGTATCAAAAGAAGCCAAGGCCGGAACTATTATAGGCAAGGCATTAGAAAACTATGACTCCGATCACATTGGTGTAATCGAAGTTGCTGTGGGAAGAACATAATGGCTAAACAAATTATTGATCCAAAAAAAGCTCCTATACTCTGGGAAACTGTTTATGATGCCTTTGGCAAAATTAATGATAATTTTACAGAGCTGTATCTAACAATCGGGGGAGGAGCACCTGTAGACTTAACTGACTTATCGACATCGTTGATTCCCTCTGCAGGAGATGTATACGATCTAGGATCATCAACTAAGCGATGGAAAGATTTATATCTTAGCGGCAACAGTTTATATATAGGAAATGCTGTTGTAACTTCAACAGGCGGAGTATTAAATATTCCTGCAGGTTCTACTATTGGTGGATCGTTAATTAAAGATCCAATAGATGGAGCATTTAAAACTATATCCGTAACTGGCCAAACAAATATTGTTGCAGATAACACTTCAGACTCGTTGAATTTAGTAGGAGTAGGCGTTTCACTTACTACAAACCCAACTACTGATACTCTTACAATTACTAACACTGGAGTTACTGGATTAGTAGCTAGCACTGGTATCAGCGTCAATAATAGTACTGGTTCAGTAACAATTACTAATACCGGTGTTACTTCTCTAACTGCTAACACGGGTATCAACGTAACTGCAAATTCCGGTGCTATTACTATTTCAAACACTGGAGCTAGACAGTTAAGAGCAGGTGATGGTATTATTTTAGATCCTCTTAACGGAACTGGGGTAGTTACAATTACAAATAGTGCTCCTAACATTACACAAAGTCTCTGGAGATTTATTAACGTACCGGGCAGTCAGGTATTAGATCCGGCGAATCCAATTGATACCTTGACATTTTCTCCAGGTGACGGTGTTAGTATTACCACAAGCACAGTAAGCAAATCAGTTACTATAGCAAATACAGGAGTTACATCATTAGCAGGATCCAGTGGTATTAGCGTAAGCGGTTCGACTGGTTCTGTAAATATTACCAATACCGGAGTTCTCAGCTTATCAGCAGGTGACGGCATAAGTCTTAGCGGCAGCACTGGTGCTGTTACAATTTCGTATATTTCTCCAAAGTTTTCAACTATTGCTGTGCAAGGTGCAAGTTCAATTGTTGCAGACAATATTACAGATACTGTTACGTTAATTTCAGGTCTAGGTATTATTATCACGACTGACCCAGTAACTGATGCTATTACTATTGCTGCTGGCGGAGATAACCAGTCAAGCATTTATTCAACAGGAAGTACATTACTAGTAAATGCAGAATCTGGACTGATTGTTGGTGATGTTGTTAACATTAGCACTAAATCAAGCAGTGCGGTGTTTGGAAATAATTCGCAAACTGACGCAGGTTATAAAGTTCATATAATTGGAAACTTAGGGTTTACCGGTGGCAATATTATAATGAACGGCGGTGGAATTAACGATGCTGTATTAAACAATGCTACTGGTGATTTAAAAGGTTCAATATTTGGATCTGATTCTACTAGACTAGTTGACGCTGACAGTTCAAAGATTGTTGGAGCAATTGATACTGTATATAATGCTGTAATTAATAAAAATGATGGCTTAATAACTTTTAGTGGCACTGGTGCTCATACTGTTAATGCTTCTGCTGGCACACTGTCTATTACAGCTAGTGCTGGCAATTTGTCTGTTACCAGTAGTGCTACTCTAGCATTGACCGCTACAACTATCACATTAGGTAGTAATGGTACTGATCAAGTCAGTATTGGCGCTACGGGCGGATTAGCACCTATTGTTAGAAGTAGGGCGCCGACAACAAGTAAAGGAGTAGCTGGAGATAAAGCTGGCATGTTTGCGTTTAGTAACACAGCGGTATTCTATTGTAAAGCTGACTATACTACTGGGGCTGCAGATATATGGAATAGACAGATATTTACTAACACTGGTGTTTGGTAATCTATTATAACACGGTAAATACACTAAAGAGAGCGCATAATGACAGTACAAAATATTAACATAGGTAATCAAGTAAATGACGGACTAGGCGATGATCTTCGCACCGCTTTTGAAAAAGTTAATGCTAATTTTATTTCCTTAGGAGCAGAACTAACCGTAACTGCAAGTAATGCAGGACTGACAGGTGTTCGTGTATTCAGACAAAAAACAGGGTCTGACTTAGAATTTAGAAGGTTACGTGCAGGTAATAAAATTGTGTTAGAAGAAACTGACACTAACATTCTTATAACTTCTAACCAAGCAGACGCATTTACCTCTATAACAACAGACACTGGAGTTGTGGTTGCTAGTAGTCTAGCAAATACTGTAGGCATTACATTGCAGGGTAGCAAAAATATTAATGTTACATCTGCACCATTGAGCGGAACTATCACTGTAGATACTGATTTAGATCTAAATCAGATTTTACTCAATATGGACTTTGGTCCTATTACTTCTGCATTTGTTAATCCAACTCAATTTGCATTACAGGCGTCAAACATAGATTTTGGAACTATTGAAATACCCGGGGCTCTGAGTTTAGACCTAGGGGCACCATAAGGAATTTTCCATGGCAGTTAATTGGGTAACGCCTGCAGGAGACCTAGGAATACTTGTAGAAAGAATTTCTATAAACATCTCGCTACAAGCTACTTCTTCAAATACTATAACATATTCTCTACTTGCGGGATCACTGCCACGAGGATTGCGGCTTGATGGAAATGCTATTAAAGGAAGTCCTACAGAAGTAAATCAATTCACTACCAGTAAGTTTGTTGTCCGAGCCAATGATGGTAATGATATTGCAGATCGCACATTTAGTCTTTCGGTAGATGGCAGCGATATCCCTCAATGGGTTACAAAAAGAGGATTTTTGAATGTTGGTCCAGCTCAAGCATATTTTGTATTAGACAATAGTTTTGTTGATTATCAATTGATTGCAGAAGATACTGATACAGTAGCCGGCGATATTTTAGAATACTATCTTACTCCTATGGGCGGGGAAATGCCTCCGGGACTAACTCTTACAAGAGACGGAAGGATTACTGGGTTCACAGATCCTATTTTTTCAATTGCTTACGGAAATGCAACAAACGGAGCATACGATACCGGAGGGTTTGATATTGCTCCGTTAGACCGAATGGAGTCTCAGCCGAACGGATATGATAGTTATCTTTATGACATACAAGATTTTGATTATTCGGAAGCTAGTCAAGTTCCAAGAAGATTAAGTCGAGCTTATTCGTTTGTGATTACTGTTACGGATGGACGTAATCAAATTAACAGATTATTTCAAATATGGGTTGTAACTGAAGAATTTTTACAAGCTGATAACTCAATCATTCAAGTCGACACAAATTTATTTACATCTGACGCTTCATCAAATAGGGTACCATACTGGATCACAGGATCGAATCTTGGAAGACATCGTGCAAATAACTATCTTACTATATTATTAGATACATACAGAGCTCCTGGCCTAACTGGTACCCTTGTTTATTTTCTTCTACCTACAAATCCTGACGGAAGCTCTAGTGTGTTGCCTCCAGGGATGGCCATTGATCAAGACACGGGCGATATTGCAGGTTCGGTTCCGTATCAGGCGGCTGTAACAAAAAACTTTACATTTACTGTTCGAGCAGTTAACTTTTTATATGAAATAGCTACAAGAAGCTATAATCTTCGAGGAAATTGGAGTTCAACGCTCACATATGCAGTAGATGACGCTGTAACTTATGAAGGATTTGTATATATATGTTCTGCAGAACACAGAAATAGACTACCAACAAATCCAGACTTTTGGATTAGCAGTGTATCGATTAGTGATAAAACTTTCAACATCGATATCATAGGTGAGATTGAAAGTGCAATCGAATGGGTAACTGAAAGCAACCTAGGAGTTATAGAGCCGTCTAAACCCAGTATGCTATATGTCGAAGCAACTAGTTTAATGTATGGTAAGACCACAAGTTACGAATTGGCTGCAGGTAATGCATTGCCCCCGGGACTAGAATTACTTAACACAGGCAGTATCCAAGGTAAAGTAAAACAATTTGGTGATCTTGCAGGACCCGGCCTTACACGATTTTATGAAAAATTCGACAGCGAAGGTCCAAATAGTTCAACTAATGACAGTTCGTTAATGGGTAGAAATTTCGATGTCTCTTGGGACGGAGATACCACTACATTAGATCGTAAATTTAAATTTACAATTATAGCTAGAGATTCTTCTAGATTTGCCCAAAGTGCTAGACAGTTTGAATTAGTTGTTAATGATGTAACAAATAAAACATTTGCCAATCTTTATCTAAAAGCGTTTCAGCCTAAGAGCAATAGACTTGAATGGTTTAATTTTATAACAAACGCAACTATATTTCAAAGCGGTGATATTTATAGATACGGCGATATAAACTTCGGAGTTCAAACTGAAATAAAAATTGTATTATTTGCGGGAATTGAAAGTAAAGAAGCTGTAAGATACGTGCAAGCTATGAGCCGTAATCATTATAAAAAACAATTAAGATTCGGTACTGTAAAATCAGCCGAGGCAAAAGATCCTATAACTCAAGAAACACTATATGAAGTTGTATATGTAGACATTATAGATGAGTTTGAGAAAAACGGAAAAAGTATCAGTCAAGTTGTTAACTTGCCTAATAATATTAACAGCCCCGTATTAGTCAGCTACGATGCTATAAAAATAGATAGCAATGTTCCATTAGTGAGTGATCGAGATCATCAACGTATTTTTCCTAATTCTATAAAAAATATGAGGAAACAAATACAATCAATTGGGGATCGAGATCGTACATATCTGCCTCTTTGGATGAGAAGTTTACAACAGAATGCTTATTTTGAATCAGGATACGTAAGTGCATTACCATTATGTTATGCAAAACCTGGAAAATCTAGAGATATTATCAGCAGAATTAAACTTAGTGGTTTTGATTTTAAGAATATAAACTTTACCGCAGACCGCTATCTAATTGACATATTAGGGGATCAGATAGAACATAAATATCTTGCGTTCCCACAAACTGGAGAAAAACTACCGTGAGCAACATTAATTATTTAAATATCGAACCAAACTTTCCTGTTGCAGGGCAAGATAACGATACCCAAACATTCAGAGACAATTTTAGTAGTATTAGAAACAATTTTCAAGCTGCTCAAGATGAAATAACCGATCTAGAGAATAATACTGCAAAAACAAATGCCGATAACGATTTTCAAAAACATACTATTGAAAAAGCAGTAATGCGTAATAATCGAGAGCTAGTCAAACCAATATCAATTTATATTGAAGGTCAAGGGATTGACTACGAAGTAGCTCCTTATCAAATTTTTAAATTCACTTCAAACGGCACGGTAACGTTTGATAATCTCCCAGGTGATATTAATCTCATTGACGAATTAGTACCAGGAGCAGGTAAATTAACCTTAGAATTATATGGATCTGGAATAGGAACTCAATATGTTAGATTTTCAACTAGTGCTGGTTCTGCTATTAAAAAAAGCGGGTTTCCAACGTTAGATGCACCGGGCATTGCTCTTAATGCCGATCTAGCTGTTAGGTCATTAACTGACCCTGTAATTATCGAAGTATTGCGTCACAGTTCTGATAATTCTCGAATCCTTATTAAGTACGTAGGACTTTTTGAATAATGTTCAATCCGTTAGTGGGAGAATTATCCCATTTTAAAGACAACGAATTAGATGATAAAATTTTAGATCTCTCTAAAAAACTCCAGTTTGCCATACGGATTGGCAAAGTTGATCTCTTGACACAACTGAATACATTGCTTATAATGTATAAAGAGGAACGAACGAGAAGATCTCTAACTAGAAAAACACAACTAGATGGAGACTTGGATCAACTTATTAATGTCGATTAAATATAACGAAGATGTACTCAGCAAAGCAGTAATGAAACATGGTCCAGAAATTTTGGCCAAGTGTCTTGCTGACTTTACCTCTATCGAAAAATACATAAACACAGTTTATGATGAAAAATTAAATTACCCTATTCCTGCAGATAGTATCAATCAAGATAACTGGTTGATACCTAAAAAGTATGCGGATATGGATATTGTGGATTTTGTTCTAAAGAAAACCACTACTGAAGTAGAATATCAGCGAGCAGCTTTAGAATTAGAGTTATTTAAAAAACACAACATGATAGATGTGTTAAAAACAATGGTGTATGTTGTTGATACTCTTAGAGAAAACAACATAGTTTGGGGTGTAGGTCGAGGCTCTAGTGTAGCAAGTTATGTACTTCACATTATTGGGGTACATAAGATAAACAGTATTAAATACAATATACCAATAGAAGAGTTCTTTAAAGGAGATCAAAATGGGTAAAACACATACAAGTATGAGAGGCGTTCCAATTGACATGGAAAAGCTCAATTTACAAAATGAACTAATGCCGGCTGTAGGAAACGTAAAAGTTAATGCTCGAGGTGATGAGCTTGGAACTGGCGGGAAGATTGTAAAAACTCGTGAACAGATTCTGCAGGATTATTATAAAAATTCAAATTCTATAGAAGATACTACACCCACAAGAAAGAAATAATCCATGGCTATTAATCCAATTAAAGCAAAGTCAATTCGTGCCTTAAATGATGATGTATTAGTTTCCGACATGGATATGGGCGAGATGATTACTGCTGGTGGCATTGTTATTCAAAGTGATGACGGTAAGGCTCACGGTGTTAAACCTCGTTGGGCTAAAGTCTACTGTGTAGGACCAAAACAAACTGATGTTAAAGTTGGACAATGGATTTTTATAGAGCACGGTAGGTGGACACGCAAGATGTCTATTGAAATTGACAACGAAGTCAAAGAAGTGCAAAAAGTAGAAGTAAAATCTATTATCGCTGTGTCAGACGAACGACCTAATACAGCGTACCTTGGCGTTGAATATTCTAATGGTTCGGGTATTGATATTCGTCCAGAGGATTTCATGCCCGGAAATTTATCTAAGATTAATTAATGTCACTCAGAAAGAAGGATTGGGACGTTGGTAATATTGCGTCCCAAATTAATTCTATCTCTAGAGGATCTGCAGATCCTCATAACGACGGTTTTACCTCTTTTGAACTTAAAAAAGATCTGTACATTATAAAAGAACTAATCCACACGGCTTTACAAAGATGCCCAAACTTTGGAACTATAGAAGAAGAGTGGTTGACTGATAGAGAAAAACAACGTATAATTAAAATACTCAAAGACTAAGGAGTATTACATTATGACGAATCCTTTTAGGGATCAAGAAAAGTTTATGCGATCATGCGATCAAACAGTTGATGCATACAACGAAACTCAATTTGAACTATATCTCAATTTAATTGCAGAAGAAGCTCAAGAACTATCTCAAGCAGTATCTAACAATGACCGTCTCGAAACACTCGACGCACTAATTGATATTTTAGTTGTAACTGTTGGTGCTATACATAGTATGGGTGCTGATGCCGAAGGTGCATGGAAAGAAGTTATGATGACCAACTTTGCTAAGATTGACAGCGAAACTGGTAAAGTTCGTAAGCGTGAAGATGGTAAAGTTCTAAAGCCAATGGGCTGGACTGCTCCTAATTTAAAACCATTCGTAAAATAATATGTATAAAACGATTTATACAGAAGTTGAAGTTGATGTTGATCTAGGTGATTTTGACACAGCCGACCTCATCGAAGAGTTAGAAAGCCGTGGCTCTGGAACTACAAACTTTGGGGATGGTAAAGAATTATTGAGAGCCATCTATGAAAAGCGCAGACTAGGGCAAGACTATCAAACAGAATTAGAACAATTGATCTTTTTAGGATTAGGAAAAATTATATGAAAGAACTATGGGTAGAAAAATATCGTCCCAAGACAGTAGATGGTTATGTGTTTCGTGATGATCATCAACGTAAACAAATAGCAACCTGGATCAAAGATAAAAGTATTCCGCATCTAATTTTAAGTGGTGTTGCAGGTATTGGTAAAACAACATTGGCAAAAATACTCATTAACGAAATAGGTATTGAGGATTACGATGTACTTGAAATTAATGCAAGTCGTACAAACTCAGTAGATGACGTTCGAGACAAAATTACAAACTTTGTGCAGATGATACCGTTTGGTCCATTTAAATGTGTATTGCTTGACGAAGCGGATTATTTAAGCCCTAACGCACAAGCGGCGTTACGTGGTGTTATGGAAGAGTATCACGCTACCGCTAGGTTTATTTTAACTTGTAATTACCCTAATCGTATTATTCCAGCACTACACAGTCGTTGTCAGGGATTTCATGTTGAAAGAACTGATCAAACTGAATTTACAGCTCGTGTAGCTACTATTCTTGTAGAAGAAAATATTGAATTTGATCTTGATACATTAGACAATTATGTAAAAGTTGCCTATCCAGATTTGCGTAAATGTATACAACTAGTACAACAGAATTCAACAGAAGGCAACTTAGTTGCTCCTAATAAAGGTGATGCAGGAGAAGCTGACTGGAAATTTGATATGGTTGAGCTATTTAAAGCTGGCAAGATTACTGAAGCACGTAAAATGCTTTGCGGGAAACTTCGCGGAGAAGAAATGGAAGAAGTCTACCGCTGGTTATATGACAACATTGGAATCTTCGGTGAAGAAGATAAACAAGACAGTGCCGTGCTTATTATTAAACAGGGATTAGTTGATCATACATTGATTGTTGATCCTGAAATTAATCTATCAGCGGTGTTGATTAAATTAGGAAGGTTATAAATTAATGACATTTTTAGTAACTGAAAATTGCATTAAATGCAAACACACCGATTGCGTAGAAGTTTGTCCTGTTGATTGTTTCCACGAAGGCCCAAACTTCTTAGCTATTGATCCTAATGAATGCATAGATTGCGGAGTGTGTGTTCCAGAATGTCCAGTAGATGCTATTGTTGCTGATAACGATACAAATACAAATATTGTACAGTGGTTAGAAATTAATACTAGATTAAGTTCTAATTGGCCTGTTATAACTAAGAAAAAGGCTGCGCTACCAGATGCTGATCAATGGAACGGCGTAGAGGGTAAGCTCGAACATTTAGAAGAATGAACGATAAGAAAAAATCTAACTTGGCAAAAGGGCGTAACAGTTACGATGCTGAGATTGATGGGTCTATTATTCCTTTCTTTAATCGAAATGTAACTCCCTATGCTACTGAAGCAGGTGGACCTAAGTTTGATCTAATTCCTGTTGAAAAACAGAAAGACATAATGATTAATCATGCTAGGATGTATGCCCAGCAAGAATACGATCGTATTATGGAACTGGTCTCTGTATTAGAAAAACAAGCTCAGGAAATTAAACGTAGATTAGATGTTACTGATGCTGTTCATGCGGCAGTGTATCAGTTTCAGCCTGTTATGGGAAATTGTTATTGGCTAGTATGGGACAAACGTAAACAACATATCTTACTGACACAGCATGGTCCTAATGATTGGTCATCTAGTGCTCCGGTCGATTACGAATATCAGACGCAGGTAAAATACATGGGCGATCATACCTGGATGGAAATAGAATGAAAGATAAATTTATAAATGCCTACATGGATGTAGCTGAACGCTTTGCACAACTAAGCTCAGCACGTAGACTGCATGTTGGTGCTATTGTAGTCAAGGATGACAGGATTATCTCAATTGGTTACAATGGCATGCCTAGCGGTTGGGATAACAACTGTGAGGACGTTATTCCCAATTACTCCGATGATACTACCTCGCTAAAAACTAAACCAGAGGTGCTTCATGCTGAGACAAATGCAATTGCCAAATTGGCCAAGTCTAACGAATCGGGTATGGGTGCTACTATGTTCATTACCCATGCTCCATGTTTAGACTGTGCTAAACTTATCTACCAAAGTGGCATTGGCAGTGTTCTATATAAGAACTCTTATAGAGACACTAGTGGCGTTACATTTCTCGAGCAGTCGGGAATAGAAGTAAAACAAATTAAGGAATAATTATGGCAGAACGTTATATGTGTGTCTATTACTATCAGAAGCCCAACGGTAAGTGGGATGAAGTAACAGAGTTTAAGAATCATTTACGTTTAAAACAGATGCAAACCGCAAAGGTTATACTAGACTTCAAAGAAAAAAAATGTGTCAAAAACGGCCTCAACCCTGAAGCCGATTTTGATGACATGCTTGAATTTTATAAAAGGTTGTTAGGGGATAAACTTACCCCCTACTTGCCTCAAGAATCTTTATAAATTTCTAATATCTCCTTTACTGCTGCGTGTCTTTCTACATCCTCTATTGTAAAGTGACACACATCAACATAACGGTGATTCTTAAAGTCGTTATACAACCCAAGGAATTCGAGCAAGCCGTTGTTTGACGGACGGTCTGCTTGCTGTAGATCACCAGTGACTACCATATGCGATCCTTGTCCTAATCTTGTTAGTAACATTTTCATTTGGCTTGGAGTTGCGTTTTGCATCTCGTCAGCGATAATAATAGCATCTTTAAATGTTCTCCCCCTCATATAAGCTAACGGACTGGTTTCGATAATTCCTTCTTTAACCATTGTCTCGATTTCTTTAGCGTTAAAATTTTCTCTGAATACATCAAAAATCGGTATAGTCCATGGAGCCATCTTTTCGTTTAGATCTCCAGGTAAAAAACCGTGTTCTTCGTCAACTGACACCGCAGGTCTGGTTATAATTATCTTCGATACTTCTCCTCGGTTATATTGTTCTATGGCCCATTGAACTGCTAGCATAGTTTTCCCTGTACCGGCTGGCCCTATAGCAAAGATGATCATTTTTGATTCATCATTTAGCTTTAGGAGGTAATTTTCTTGGCTAAGGTTTTTGGGGTATATTTGAACGTGTTTACGTTTTTTCTGTAGTCTTGGGTCAATATTTATAACGTTGGACTCAAAACGTGGGTCATAGTGTTGATTTTGTTGCGATTGCTGTACTCTTTTTCGCTTCATATAAGGTTAGCCCTCCTTGTTATGTGTTAGGCACGGACCTTTTAACCGTAGTGTCCGTGTCCGAACACAAAAGTATTTAACTCTTCTGCGAAAAAGATATGTGTTACGATAAAAAACGAACTAAATACTGTTAGGAGAAACCATGGCTGATCTTAAAGATATAATTTTAAATATAGAACAATTATACGGTTCTAATAATAGTTTGTCTATGCTCAAGGACTTTGAGCGAGTATTAGACGAACTTGACATATACGTGTTTGACAACTGGATTGACGGCGAAATTGTTGCTGGTCCTAAAGAATCACGATATTTTGTAGAATGCACACTTATGTGGGCGGAAGATAAAATGCCAGAGCCTCGAGGCGGACTACGTTTGCTAGATTACGGTTGCAAAGTGCAATTTGCAAAATCTGTATTAAATAAAGTTAGAAAGATTAAAAACCCTGACGATATACGTCCGGGGACACGTAAAGGCAAAATTGATCAAGAACCCATTTATCTTGCTAAAATTATAATGCCTAAAAAATTAATGTCTGATATACAACGAGGTTACAATAATCTCGACAGCAACAAAATAGAAGATATCATCAGCCAACAAGATATTATGGGCAGTAATCCCGCTGGTTCGGAACAACAAGTTCAGGATGTGCAAAATGCAGAATAAATTAATAGAAGGTCTTAGACCGTTAGATCTAAAAGAAATGATACGTCCTGTATTTGAAGTAGACACATTTAGATCTAAGATGGGCGAGGATCAAGATGTATGCGTTATCAGCTTTACAGTAAAAGATAGATTTCCAGCAAAGGACTTAATGGAATTTGTTGAAAAGGGATATAACTTTGTACTAGATGCTGATGTTTCGTCTGGCGAAAATAATGATGGTGAGTACAGCGTATTCATTGAACTTGAGCGATCATCTAAACTGTCTGAACAAATTAAAGAATTAACTTACGGTATTCGTAAGCTAACAGGTATCGATGGTTGGCAATTTAAGTATCATAAAAACAATTCAGTACACGAAGCAACCGAAGAAAATTTAAAAAATTATATTCCGTCAAGTCCTAGAATGTACGAAGAAGCAATGACTCGTATTAAAACTGAGAATGTAAGAAAATTCTTTACTAAAACCCTTATGGATGATTTAACATTAGATGGCAATGTTATTACCATTCACAAACCATACAATCAAAAAATACAACTACGTTGGCTTAATGAAAATGATCCTCAACCCGTAATCGAGGGCGCTATGGATATAGATGAAGCCGCAACTGCTGAAATGTTCTGGTTAACTAAAGTATTAGGCGACTACAACATAAGTAAATTTGGTGATAAATTTTTATTCACAAATGGCGGGGGCGCCATGTTATTACAAAGGATAGAACAATGAACTTTAGTTTCACGTTAGAAGATCTTAAATCGATCATCGGAAAAAATCAATATGCAGATCATTGGTATGATGCAATTTGTAAGATATGTCCCGATTATCAAATTGATACTCCGCAACGTCTAGCAGCATTCCTAGCACAATGCGCACACGAATCCGGTGGGTTTGTTTTCTTAAAAGAAAACTTAAACTACAAAGCAGCAAGTTTACGCAAAGTTTTTCCTAAGTATTTTCCAGATGATGCTATCGCAGCGGCATATGCTAACAAAGGCGAAATGATTGCTAATCGCGTATACGGAAATCGTATGGGTAATGGTGATGAAGCAAGCGGAGATGGGTTTCGCTATTGTGGTCGTGGCTTAATTCAGTTAACTGGTAAAAATAATTATGAGTCTTTTGCTGACAGTATTGAAACTCCAGTTGAGGAAATTCCAGAATACCTAGCAACATTTGAAGGTGCGGTTCAATCAGCTTGTTGGTTCTGGGAAACAAATAACTTAAATCAGTGGGCGGACAAGGGCGACATCCTCACACTAACCAAACGTATCAACGGTGGTACTATTGGTCTTGAAGATCGTAAAAAACATTACGAACACGCTCTGCATGTACTAGGCGTTTAATATGTGGCAACTTGGATGGGTCTTAAGTCTCATTCCAGATAGTTTGTTTATTTGGATCTATTATACCATGCTAACGCTAGGTGTAGGCCTCTACATTGCTAGCAAGCTGATAAAATGGATCCCATTAATGGGGCAGTATAAACTTCCAGCAGAATTAATTGGAGTTGTATTACTAGTAGTTGGTTCTTATTTTTACGGAGGGTACGGGGTTCAGTCTGCGTGGCTAGCCCGTGTAGCAGAATTAGAAGCAAAAGTAAAAGCCGCAGAAGAAAAAAGTCAGCAGGTTAACACAGTTATAGAAACTAAAGTAGTCACTAAGATAAAGGTAGTAAAGGAAAACGTTTATGTTAACAGAGAAATTATCAAAGAAGTTGCGGGCAAACAACTTGATGCTAGCTGTAGCTTGCCTAAGTCTACTGTCAGCTTGCACGACAGCGCCAGTCGTAATGAAGTTCCCGAGCGTGCCGCCGCAACTGATGGAACCCCCAGCGAAGTTAAAGCCAGTCAGCTCCTCGACAGAGTCGTTGAAAACTACGGCTCCTGTCACGAAAACGCAGCCAAACTAGAAGCATGGCAAGAGTGGTACAAGGAACAGAAAAAAATCTTCGAAAGCGTTAAATAATATTGTAAACACTGAGGAGCGTTATTATGTTAGATATTTTATTATGGGTAGCAGTAGGAGCATTCGTAGGTTGGAATTTTCCACAGCCTTTCTGGGCCAAAGCAATTCAGGAAAAGATTCAAACAATGTTAGCTAAGAAGTAATAGACAGCTAGGAGCGAACACCATGTCAGAAGAAATTAAAGACGCAATTGAACTAAAGAAAGAAGATTGGATGAATTCCAAATGGCGTCCAATGATGGGTTGGATGTACATGGTGGTCTGTATGTTCGACATGATTTTATTCCCTATATTGTGGAGTTTACTACAAGCAACTACTCATGGATCAGTTCATGCACAATGGAACCCATTGACACTACAAGGTGCTGGATTGTTCCATATCGCAATGGGTGCAGTACTAGGTATTGCAGCATTTGGTCGCACACAAGAAAAACTAAACGGAGCAAACAATGGCGGAGCACAAACAACTACCCCAACAAGCAGCTTTGGAACACCTAACACACCCTCAACAGGATTCGGAGCAACGTCAGGATTTGGGACTTCTTCGACAAGCGTACCTCCGGCACCAACAACAAGTTTTGCACCAGCACCAAGCTGGGGAACAACTTCAGTTGCAACTAAACCAGTAATGGCAAGTAGCGGCAAATTAGGTCCGGCAGCGCCAGCTGAGCCAGAACTATAAAGGAAATTAAAATGAAAAAATTATTAGCATTATTAGTAGTAGCAGCATTTTCAATGCCAGTGATGGCAGCAGATGAGGCACCAAAAACTAAACAAGTTTGCAAAGATACAATTGGTAAAGACAACAAGCCAGTTAAAAATAAAGACGGCACGGTAAAACAAACTTGTAAAACTATCAAAATTCATAAAAAATATGAAGGTACAGAAGTTCCAGATAATAAGAAAAAATAATTTACCATTAACTTTTTAAGTTAAATAATAGGGCTGTAGTAATACAGTCCTATTTTTTTCACAAACGGTAATTGACAAAATGGATTATTATTCAACACTAGGAGTTAAACGAGGGGCTTCCTCCGATGAAATCAAAAAAGCCTATCGTAGCATGGCAATGAAACATCATCCTGATCGAGGTGGGGATGAGAAAAAATTTAAAGAAATATCACAGGCATACGATGTGCTTAGTGATCCTCAGAAAAAACAAATGTTTGATTCTGGCATGGATCCTGCCAATCCTCAACAACACGGATTTAGAGGCGGCAACCCGTTTGAGTTTCATTTTGGTTCAGGCGATATTAACGATATGTTTGGCCAGTTTGGGTTTGGTCAACGACCACAAAGAAGAAATTCTTCAATTAACGTAGTTGTAGATTTGTCACTAGAAGAAGTACTATCTGGTAAAGATGTTACTGCAGAAGTTGGTATGCCCAACGGACATAATAAAGTAATTAATATTTCTATTCCAGCTGGAATAGAACACGGTCAACAGATACGATATCAGGGAATGGGCGGATCAGAAATTCCCGGGATACGTGCAGGAGATTTAATTGTTAATATTAATATTAAACGTCATCCTAAATTTCAAAGAGATGGCACTACTTTAATTTACGAACACAAAATATCTGTATGGGAAGCTATACTAGGAGGCAGTGCTAACATTGAAACATTAGATGGTAGAACCCTGAGCATTGGTATTCCTAAAGGGTCTCAGCCCGATACTGTTTTAAGTTGCAGAGGAGAAGGTATTCCCGATATGCGTAGTCATGTCAAAGGAAATCTTTTGATAAAACTTAAAGTAGAAATTCCAAAAAATCTAACAATTCCTCAATTAGAAAAAATTGAGAAAGTAAAAAATGAACTTTAATCACCTAACCGGTATTTGTTTGTTGACATTGTCAGTCACATGAAGTTACAATTAGTTATGAAGAATCTTAGGAAACAAAAATAATATGATAGAACCTAGTAATAAACTACAAGAAGTATTTGAGTCATCAGTTGAAATTGCTCGAAAACTAAATCACGAATATGTAACTCTCGAACACCTGCTACTGGCTGTTATGCAAGATGCAGAATGCTATAAGTTAATCGAACAGTTCGGTGCAGATGCTAACTTCATCAAAACTAATCTAAATCATTATATTCAGAATAATCTTAGTGAGATATCAAATCCATCTATAGAAAAGCCTAGAAAAACACATTCTGTTGAACGTGTTTTAAATAGATGTTTTACACAGGTATTATTCAGTGGGCGACAAAGAATTGAAATCCAAGATGTTATTATTGGCATTTTAAGTGAGAAGAATTCATTTGCTCATTACTTTCTCAACAAAGGTGGGCTAACTAAAGAAAAATTTGTAAAATATTTCCACGATTCGATCGTTGAAATTGAAGACGGTGAAGAAGAAACAAGGACCCCCTCTGTGCCACAAATGGATAAAATTATCAATGCATTTTGTACCAACCTTAGTTTAGCTGCAAAGCAAAGAAAAATAGATCCTGTTATTGGTCGTGATGAAGAAATTGAAAAGATTCAATTAGTACTTGCTCGTAGAAATAAAGCCAACGTGTTAATGGTCGGTGATCCAGGTGTAGGTAAAACTGCTATTGCTGAAGGACTAGCACGTAAGATTCACGAAAAGAAAGTTCCTAAGTTTATTCAAGACCACCAAGTCTATACATTAGACATTAGTGCGCTTCTAGCTGGCAGTAAGTATCGTGGCGATTTTGAAGAACGAATTAAGGCAGTATTAATGGCGTTGGAAAAGAAAGGTAAAATTATTCTTTTCATTGACGAAGCTCATATGATGAGCGGTGCTGGTGCAGCAAGTCAAGGATCAAATGATCTTGCAAATATTCTTAAGCCAATATTAACTAAAGGCGTAATTAAACTCATTGCATCAACTACATGGGAAGAATATCGCAAGTACTTTGAAAAGGATCGTGCCTTAATGCGTCGATTTCAACGTGTTACTATCGACGAACCTACACAAGAGCTCACTGTTAAAATTATTAAAGGCCTTAAAAAATATTACGAGCAACATCATAATGTTCGTATTACAAACGATGCAATTGATCAAGCTGTTAAATTATCTATTAAGTACATGGCTGACAAAAAACTTCCTGACAAAGCTATTGATATTATAGACTGCGCTTCAGCAAGATTTAAATTAAAAGATGATGCAAACGACGGTACTGAGAATGTTGTCGACATCGAGCAGGTTGTATACGAGTTAAGCAAAATGATCAACATGCCATTGGAAAATGTTGCACAAAAAGAAAGTAAGAATCTTATTGAATTAGAATCATCAATGAAGAAAGCTGTGTTTGGTCAAGATGTTGCTGTAGATAATTTGCTTGACAAGATTTTTGTTGCTCAGGCGGGAATGAAAGCACCTAATAAACCTATTGGTAGTTTCTTACTACTTGGCCCAACAGGCTGCGGCAAAACCGAGACTGCTAAACAACTCAGCGATAAAATGTCGATGCCGTTGATACGATTTGATATGAGCGAGTATCAAGAAAAACACAGTGTTGCACGTTTGATTGGGGCTCCTCCGGGTTATGTAGGATTTGATGACGATGCTGGTCAATTAATTACTAAGTTACAAGAAAGTCCTAACTGCATTCTGCTACTTGATGAAATTGAAAAAGCTCATCCAGATGTTTCAAATATTCTATTGCAGTTTATGGATAATGGATTCATTACAGGTTCGAATGGCAAGCAAGCCGATGGGCGTAATTGTATATTGATTATGACCAGTAACTTGGGTGCTAGAGATAATGAAAGCAATACTATTGGTTTTGGCGAGCTTGGAAAAGAGGGAGAAGATGATAAAGCAGTTAAAAAGTTTTTTGCCCCAGAGTTTCGTAATCGCTTAGACGCAATTGTTAAGTTTAATAGTCTCGCTATTGAAACAGTTTATCAAATTGTCAAGAAATTTATCAGTGATCTAAATGATCAACTTAAAGATAAGAACATTATTTTAAGCCCGACTTTAGAAACTGTTAAATGGTTAGCAGAAAAAGGCTATGATAAGAAGATGGGCGCACGACCAATTTCTAGACTAATTGATCTAGAAGTTAAGTCGCCGCTAAGTCGAAAGGTGTTATTCGGAGAATTACAGTCTGGCGGAAACGTAGAGATCGTAGTCAATGAAGGTAAATTAGACTTTATTATTACTCCTATACTGACTAAAGAACAGAAAAAAGCTATAAAGCGTGGTGAGCTTGTTTCGGAAATTACAGACTTAGATGCTTAATCATCTTACCCGCCCCTCTAATAAAAAATTCTATAATAAGTGGAAATATAAAATCACTTTAGAAGTAGACGGGGCGGCTGCATTCCGTAGCTATAATCGATCACGTCTTAAAAACATAGTTCTCAATGGTGAAGAGCGTGATACTTACGGTTGGTTTTGGAAGAAAACGTTTGATCGAACACTAATGCTTAATCTGATGTTATGTATAGAAAAGTATCAATTAGCAATTAGGGTTGAAAGAGATTGTATAGATCTTTATACAAACGATAAAGATGTATACGATGACATTAGTTTAGAATTTACAAGTCATATAAAACACAGATACGAGCTTGTACAAGGGGCTGTTGAAGAGCAAGAAGAAGAAAGAGTAATATTTGTTAAAAAATACCCGCACGACAAGTACAAGTATAAGGTATTTTTAACTCCCCATAATTCTACAATTAGTGACAAAGCAGAGTGGCTTCAATGGACGTTGAGTCAAGGTGATCGAATTAGGATTTCCGATACTGTAAAAACTTGGTTTATAACTACTAACTGGAATTGGGATCGTAGATATATGTACGTTGAAGACGAAGCTACACTGCTTATGGTGAAAATGCGGAGTGCAACTGCTCTTGGCAAAGTTTATCAATATCGTTTGATCGATAAATAATTCATGTCCACTGAAACTATACAACTATTATCAAACATAACTGCATCCGTAAGTGATTCTGCATATTCTTATAGCAATAAGGATGTTGGTGCAGGATATCATAAAAAACTTAATAATTTACATACTGCTGTATACAGTGTTAATTCGTTTGTAGGAACTATTAAACTGCAAGCTACATTAGCTTTAGATCCCAGTAATAACGATTGGTTTGATATCGCAAACTCGTCGTTTGGCGGAGATAGCACAATTACCGGCGGAACTATCACGCACACTGTAAATTTTAGTGGGAATTTTGTGTGGATTCGCGCTGCATATAACCTACAAGACGGCACTATCACGTCAGTTCAATATAATTCCTAACCAGCGTTAAACGATAAATATAGTATGATCTTTTGGAATCCTACTATATGCTATTAAAAGAAATGTTTTCGCCAATTGGCGCTGCCAACGAAGAAGCAGAAATAGACTGGCTCGGCGACTTAAAACAATACATCGACGATCACGATCATTTGTTAATGGGACACATGTTCCCTGCTATTAAAAAACATCAAAAATTTATAGGGCATCCCGGCGCATATAAACTTTATATTAAGCCAATTGAGCAGTGTAAAGAAGAGTACTGTAATAAATTTGAGATTGACGAGCCCGGCGAAGTGTTTCCTAAAGAAAAAATTATAGAATTAGCAAAAAAATGTTGTGCTGAACAAGAGCAACATATAAAAGACGGACAGTACGATAACTAATATGCTATTAAGAGAACTTTTTGAAGGTGGTGGCAAGCACATTACATTCTGCTTTGGTAGAATGAATCCCCCTACCATTGGTCACAAGCAACTGTTAGATACTGTTGCAGGAATTGGCGGTGACTATAAAATATTTCTAAGTCAGACCCAAGATAAGAAAAAAAATCCGTTAGACTATCAAACTAAGATTAAGTTCTTAAAATTGCTTGTTCCTGAATACGACAACGACATTGTTGTTAATTCCAGTTTGAATACCATTGTTAAGGTTGCTAGTTATCTTTATGACCTTGGATACCGGGATGCTACGTTTGTAGCAGGAAGTGATCGACTTGAAGATATGAAATCACTACTTCAAACATATAACGGTGTAGAAGGTAAAGGACACGGTTATTATAAGTTTGACGTACTTGATTTTGAATCAAGTGGTGATAGAGAAGATGGGGCAGAAGGTGTTGCTGGTATTAGTGCTAGCGGTGCAAGGCAAGCAGCAGTTGATGGCGATTTAGAAAAATTTGCAGAAGCAACAGGTGCTGGTCAATATGCTAAAGAATTATATACTGCTGTTCGAAGCGGTATGGGAATTAAAGATGCGGGTTAAAGATTTAGTCAAAGGTAATATTGCCTATCATGACGAACTTAATCCAGATGTATGGGACGATAATGACCTTCGCACTGAAGTTCGTTATAAATTATTAGTAATTGCTAAACGTTTTATCGAGTATTTAGAAGTTCCTAATTTTAAATTACTCGATATTATACTACGTGGTAGTTTAGTTAACTATAACTACACACAATACAGCGACTTTGACCTACACATAGTTACAGACTTTGCTGCTTTAGATACTGACATCACTGAAGCATTCTATATGGCTAAGAAGAAAATATGGAATGATGAACACGACATTATTATTAAATCGCATGAAGTAGAACTATATATAGAAGACCGCGATGCAAAAAATGTCAGCGAAGGAACTTATAGTGTTCTAAATGCAAAATGGCTTAGAATACCAAAACATCAACAGCCTGAAATTGACGATCGTGCGGTTAATGCAAAAGCACGTGACCTCATGACACAGATTAATCGTGCTATTAAATCAGGTAGTGTAGAAGATATAGAAAGACTACAAACTAAAATTAAAAATATGCGACAGGCAGGACTAGACTCTAGTGGAGAATTTTCAACAGAAAATTTAGCCTACAAGATTGTGCGGAATAAAGGTTATATGGATAAGCTGTATAAAAACAAAAATCAAAAGTTTGATCAAAAATTAAGTTTGGATGAATACTATGAGAGCTAAAGAATTTGAACCAAAGCCAAGAAACTTTGTGGCTAAGAACGCCAAAATGGGCGGTGCTGGCCAGCACAAAGATAAAAAGAAAGCTGAAAAGCAAGGCAATGTTAAACACAAGAATAAAGAGTATGCAGAAAGTGTAGAGGAAGGCTGGAAGGATAAAGTTGCAGCAGCTGGACTTGCTGGGGCAATGGCGTTTGGTGCTGCTGGGGCTAATGCTCGAGTCATGCCCGGTGATGATCCTAACATCAATCGGTTAACTGGTAAACCTATTGCTACACAACAAGCAACAGATAATGCTCCTGCAAAAGCAGAAGCACCAAAAGGATTCAGTAAAGAATATCTACAAAAGGCCGCTGATCCAAATCGTTTTGGTAGATATATGATTAGTGTTGAAAAAGCACAAGAACTTTTAAAGAATATGACGGAATCAACTTACCAACACGGGTTTGCAGATCCAAAAGCACCGGACCTTGGCACACAAGACAAACGTGATTTTAAACGTGCTGAACTACAGCATGAGTTAGGGGACGAAAGAAATAACATTGCTGTTTCAATTAACGGCAAACTATGGAAAGTATTTAGAGGCAAAGGTACTGCTGACAGCTTTGAAGAACGTCAGTATCTAAATCATATGAGATCGTGGGCAGAGAAAAAATCTGCGGCTAGTGGTAAAAAGTGGTCTGTTGGATTAACCGGGGCGGAGCCTACAGCATAATGGATGAACTTGCTGACATCAAACGCCTAGCAGGCATTACTGAGTTTAACGGCCTACAGCCGTATGGCGGTAGTAATATCAGCATCACTGGAATGACCAATCAAGCATTGGAGCGCAAACACAATATTAAACCAGGAACAGACGAATGGTTTAAACTATGGTTTTCTAAACCATATCTAACAGGTGAAAAAAAGGTAGGAAAATAAATGGTTGAAATAACACAATCAGCAAAATCAAAGATTATGGATTTGCTGTTAGAAGAAAATAATCCAAAACTGGCGTTGCGTACCTTTGTACAAGGTGGCGGTTGCAGTGGTTTTAGCTATGGCTTTACCTTTGACGAGGAAAAGAACGAAGATGACTTTGAATTTCCTATCAACGAACAGTATAATGTATTCGTTGATGCAATGAGCATGCAGTACCTACAAGGTGCTGTTATTGATTACAAAGAAGATGTAATGGGCAGTCAATTTGTTATTACTAATCCTAATGCACAATCAACTTGCGGATGTGGGAGTAGTTTTTCAGTATGAGTCCTGATAAATATCCTGTGTATCCAGAAGATGATGGTTATGACCGTTTTAGAAACCCTTACAGTCCTGTTTGACGATATTATTGAAGGTATTATCCGCTTTGGATGCGGCTTAGAAGGAATCCCTTATGAAAGTGAATGAATTTATTATTGAAGGTGTAGCAGGTCCAAAAAAGTGTTGGCCGGGCCATAGAAAAGTAGGCACACAGCCAGGTACTGGTAAAAATGCCGGCAAGCGTGTCAACGACTGTGAAAAAATCAAAGAAGACGATGTAGAAGAAAGCGGCCTTCAATACTATACTGGAGTTAAGAAACACGGTAAAGAATACATGACCAAGGCTGCTGCTGCTGGTCGTGAAGGTGCTAGCCAGAAAGAACTTGGCGCACTCAAAGACAAGTACAGCAAGGCACACAAGGGCAAGGCTAAGAACGAAGGTGTAGCGGAAGGTGGTTTAGAAGCAAACACCCCCAATCCGGTTGTAGTAATACAAGATCTAAAAGGTAAAATTTTAGATAAAGTAAACTTATCTGTGGCTGCACAAAAATATAAATTAGGCGATCCGCAAGATATAAAGAAACAATTAGCACATCAAAATTATACCACTATTGGAAATTATGTTGTGGTCGCTCCAATGACCGGTCAGCCACAAGATGCTACAACACAAGGCATGGCAGAAGCTGAGAAGAAAGGTCTTTACTACTATGTGAACAAGCGCAAGAAGGCTGGTACCAGCAGAGATGCTAGTCATCCCAAAGCACCTACAGCACAAGCCTGGAAAGATGCGGCCAAGACTGCAAAGAAAGAAGATCTAGAGCTAGAACAAGAATTTGATATGATTGAAGAAGTGATTGAGTACATTGCAGATCAACATGCCGTTGACGCTGAACTTGTATGGGAAGATCTATCAACTCTTACAAATGATGAGTTGTATGTGTTTGCTGTCACTCAACCTGTTAACGAAGATTGGCAAAAAGCTAACAAGCGAGATAAGACTGATGGTATGAGTCGCAAAGCTGTTAAGGCTTATCGTAGAGAGAACCCAGGTTCAAAGTTAAAGACTGCTGTGACCACTAAACCCAGCAAGTTGAAGAAAGGCAGCAAGGCGTCAAAGCGTAGAAAGAGCTATTGTTCACGCAGTCGTGGACAAATGAAAATGCACAGCATTAGTTGTGCTAAAACTCCAGACAAGGCAATTTGTAAAGCAAGACGTCGCTGGAACTGCTAATGAGAGCACACGAGTTCATCACTGAACGAAAGAAGCGTAAGCGTAGACCTTGGTATGCTGCTTACGGTCCCGGACCTTACGGCGGCTATGGATATTATGCTGGATATAGCGGAGATAGCAGTGGGTCTGAAGGTGGTGATAGCGGTGGTGGTGAAAGTATAAATTACGAAGCTTCATACCCTGGCAATATTGGCATGATGGAGTTGGCTAAGTTCTTTCAAATTGCTAATCCTAAACAAAAAGAATTGTTTAAACAATTTTTAGAAAAAGGCAAAAAGGGATTGGCTTGGAAATTAATACAAGATATCACTGATACCAAATTGCAAGGTAAAGAGTTTGAAGAAAACTTTGCTGATGGTAAAAAGCCTGGACGTAAAGGACTAGCCAAGCGTAGTGGTGTTAATACCAAAGCCAGTGTTAGTAGTCTAAGAAAAACTGCTAAAAATTCATCAGGTGAAAAGGCTCGCATGGCACACTGGCTGGCTAACATGAAAGCAGGCCGTGCTAAAAAAGAAGACATAGACGAAGCTGGGTTTTTAAGTTTTCTTAAAGGTGAACCTGCTCCTAAAAAGAAATGGGACCCCTCGCAGTCAAGAGTAGTACCAACTAAAAAAGATGACGAAGCATGGATTAAACTTTTAATAGACAAACATCGTAGAGGAATATCACTTACTAATCGTGAATGGGATTCTCTAAAACAATGGCAACTACAACGTGCTATAAAGGACGAAGACCTAACTGACGAGGGTTGGAAAGACTGGGTAGCTGGTGCTGCTATAGGTGCTGCGTCATTAGGTGCTGCAGGAGATGCAGATGCTAGTGTAAAGAAAGATTTAAACAAGCCCGCTATTCAACAGGTAATTAAAAAACAAGATGCTAAACCAGTTGCTCCGCCCGAGGCAAGCGAAAAAGAATTAGCTAAATCAGTAACTGGCAATGCACACGAAGTCTATCTTAAAAAGGCTGCTGAAAAAGCAGGTATCCAAGGTAACGAACTTGTTGCATTTTTAAGCCAATGTGCTCACGAAACCATGGATTTTAAACACATGAAAGAGATAGGTGGTAGCTTAGATTTTCGTAAATATGATCCTAAGTATGCTCCTAAAAAAGCAAAAGCGTTAGGAAACAAACAAGTAGGGGATGGGGCAAAATATAAAGGGCGAGGTTACATACAATTGACTGGGCGTGACAATTATAAAAGAGCAGGACAAGCATTAGGGCTACCATTAGAACAACAACCAGAACTTGTTGAAAAACCAGAAATTGCTGCCAAAGTGGCTGTATGGTATTGGAACAGCAGAGTAGCTTCAAAAGTTGATAACTTTAAAAACACTGCCGATGTTACTAAAACTATTAATCCCGGAATGAAGCATCTCGATCAACGTAAAGAAAAACAACAATCGTTCCAGGTCGCAATGCGCTAAATAGTAATATGAAAATACGTGATATTTTAGAATCAGCATCAGCAGGAGCAACTAGTGCCGCTAATATTGGGACTGTTGTGAGCCCGCATTTAAGTCCAGGATCAGCTAGGGGGAAAACTAGCTATACTGGAAGTCCGGGTAAAAGCGGTACAAAAGCTCCGCCGCAACCTAAACCAAAAAAACAAAAACCTACAGATAATGCCTTAGATTCTAAGACTAATATATTTGGGGCTGGCGCAGCAATCAAAAGATAAATACATTATGAATCACAAAAACCAAGATCATGAAGCGTCGATGGCAAAAGCACAATTAGCACAAACTGCTAAAAATGCCGTTGCTATCTATAAAATGATTCAGGAAGGGGACGAATTAGACGGTTGGATTAGCAGTTATATTACTATTGCTAACGATCATCTAAATTCAGTTCATGAAAAATTAGACTACGAAACAGCGGCTAAAAACGCCATTGATCGTGGGCCAAGAGAGTTTGAAGAGTCAGTGGGACATCAAATTAAAAACAGCCTAAAAGAACAATGGCTACAGAAAAAACAAGGGAACTAACATGGATTTCAAATCATTACTTAACAAATTAGACAGCATGGAAGCTCC